CTCTTCGCCGTAGCGTGCGTACTCCATGCCGAACAAAGCGTTCAGGCCGGGCAGCAATTCTTTGAGCAGTTGTGCGCGTGAAATAGCCATTTATTTACTCCTTACAGACCAACGGCGTTGGAATAGCTGTGGTAGCCGGGGTTGAATTTCACCAAGATGTCGGTGTACGCGTCGCCAACTTGTGAAGTTGTGCTGTTCACAAAACCAACGATGCGGAAAGCAGCGGTAGTAGTGATAGCAGTAGCGTTCACAGCCACGTTGCTGTTGCCGTTGGTGGTCGAACCAGTGCTTGTGGACTGGGCGTTAGCCAAGTACACGTTGTTGCCCAATTCAGTTTGGCTGATAACGCCAGCTGCTTGAACTTGGAACACGGTGCGGTCGTCATCAATCACAAACGCAGTAGCGTTCACAGCGTTAGCTGGGTAGTACTGAGAGAAGATTGTTTGGCCTTGAGCGTTGACGTACGAGCAACCCACGAACACGCCAACTGCACCAGTCAAGGTACCGTTGCCGGGGAATGAGTTAGTAGTGCCGTCAGCACCAGTGCCTGTCACGAGCTGCAAATAGCCATCGTCACCAACAAAAACAACGCTGCCGTTGAAAATGTTGTTGGCGTAGCCAGCAGGCGTAATCAGAAATGAGCGAGTGCTACCAGCATAAGGTAGACCACCCAACTCGTTTACGGCACGGAGGCCGTAGGGAGAAGCGGTAGATGCCATTTAAGGACTCCTAAGTTACTTTGAACCTGAACCAAAACCACCTCCGCGACTGGTCGTTGACTTGCGGTCACTGAACAGAGGCATACGGGGGTCATTGTTTCGCATGAAGTGGTTGTCCACTGATTCCATCTGGTTCTGCGCTTGCTGGTTGTAGTACTCATCACGGGCACGGGCTTGTTCAGTGAGCATCTTGCAGAGCATGAGGCCACCAATTTCCACGTTACCGGACTTTTCGTTACCGAACAGTTGCAGTTCTGGATGGTCCTCTGCCTTCACCGGTTGCCAGCCTTCGCGCATCTTGCGAGACACGTTAGATGGGTCAGCCTGGCCAAGCACGTGAGTCGCAATCCAGCGATACACATAACCAGGTTCAGGTGTTGGGTCGGGCAGAGATGTCGGCGGTACGTATACAGCACGAACATTTTTTTCGCGTGACGCCAAGTCACGGGGTGTACGGTTTTCAGCCATTTGATTTCTCCATTTTTGCCAATTCGGCGGCATATTGTTGAGGGGTAAGTCCAAACTTCTTCGCAAGTGCAACCTGCGTAGACGTCAACTGGATTTTTTTCGCGCCCGTAGAGCGCGTAGCACCTGCAACAACCGTCGCTGGTTTCTTGGAGACTTCACTTGTACGTGGCTTGTCTTCGTCGGCCCCGAGAATCTCAGGGAACTTTGACTTCATGCGAGCATCAATCTGCTCGAAATAGACCTCACTCGCGGGAGTGATGCCTGAGTTCACTAGCTTTTGGTGCAGCCCTAGCGCGTAGCTGGTAACTTCTTCGTACCCCGCAGCACCGAACCACTGGTTTTTGGCTTGCCAGCGCAAGGTTTTTTCGTCCGGTTGCACGCGTTGGGGTTCGCGATGTGCAGTTTGTACCTCAACTTCACGTTCTTGTAAAGGGGTTGGACGAAATTTATTTGCATCAGCCATTTTCATCTGGGCTGCCATCATGGCCGCTTGGGCCTCAACCATGGCATCAGCATCAAAGGCTTCGTGCGCTTCCTTGTACTTGCGCTTGGCTGCCTCCAGCTCCGACTCGGCCAGAGTTTTGGCTTGCGTCATGAACTGCTCGGTGCCTGAGTGCACTGTTTGCTTGAGACGCTTGTTGTCGTCAATCAGCTGTTGTGTGACCCGCTCCAGCTCTTCCTTCTCTCGGAGGATGGCCTCTTTGGCGCGTCGCTCGTCGTGGCGCGCGTGTGTTAACTCCTTGATGCGTTTCTTCACACCGTCGGAGTACGACTCGATCTCATCTTCCGATGGGTCTTCCACCTCTCGCTCCAATGGCTTGCGGCCACGGTCTTGCGCGGGTGTGTCGTCAACAATTTCAATCTCGAAGTCGTCAGACTCAGTCGATTTGATTTCACCGCCGGCGGCGGCTTTCTTCTCTTCGATCTCGTCCGGGAACTCGAACTCGTCGTTCAGGCTCATAGTTTCTCCTTAAGCGCGGGTGATACCGCGGGGGTCTTGCACAACAGCTTCTACCTGATCGTCATTGAGCAGGCGGAATTCTTTTCCGAAAATTTTGAAACGCGTACCGGAATACGTACGCACGAGCACGAAGTCACCTTCCTTGCACCACGCGCCTGCGGGGAACTTGGTTGTGTCTTTGTACGCGTCTGGACCCACACGCAGCACGAACAACACGGTGGTGCCGTGCTCTTCATTACGCATGCTTGCAGCGTCACGAACCAGATCGAGGGACGTGCCCGCAATCTTCTCGTCCACTTCTGGGACCACACAGAGCAGCTTCCAACCTGTTGGCGTTGGCAGTGCACCTGCTTTGGTTTCGTTGTCAGCACCCTCGTCCGGCGCGTCGACCGGTTGAATGTGCTCTGGTAGCGCGATGCCTGGTGGCAGGATGATTCCTGCTTCGTTAGCTGTCGTCATTGGCTTTCTCCACTTTCTTTGCAAGGTCGATGATGTATTGCTCTGCGATAGCAAGACCCTGAATCACACCGCAGAGTTTTTGATACTGGTCGAACGACTGGCAGACCCCGCTGGCGAGGTCGTCACAGTAGTTGTTCATATCCTGGCGTACTTGTTCGCGCAGTACGCGTGCGAATTCGGAAATCATTTAGCTGGCTTCTCCTGTGGCTGTTGTGGTTTTGCCTTCTCGTGCTGGCTTCGTGCGATCTCAATGCCCATGCGGACACCGTCTCGTTCTTGGTCAGCTTGGAGTTTGTCGGCTTGGCCGGCGGCCATGACTGCCAACTTCTTCTCCTCCAACTGGTGTTTGTCTGCGATGGCAGCGGCGTCGATCTGGAGCTTCTTCTCCTTGATGTTGACCTCGCGGTTCTTGATCTGCAACTCTTGCTGTTGCATCTGCACCACAGGGTCTTGTTGCTGTTGCTGAGCTTGTTGTTGTGCAGCCTGGGCTTGGCTCTGCTGCAACACCTGCTGCGCGGCCTGGGCCATCATGCTCGACAAAGCCAACTCGACTTCCGGTGGCAACTTCTCGCCTTCGGGTGGCAACGCCACGCCCATCTGCTGCTCAATCTTCTGGCGGTACGCAAATCCAACGTGCTCGGCGATGTGCGCCATGGCCGCGCCTTGAATCTGGGCAGCCTTGGGGCTCTGGCCGATCAACTGAGCAATCGTGGGGTCCTGCATGGCCGACATGTGCACCTTGATGTGCGACTCGTGGTCCTGGTACATGAACGCCTTGACCGGCTCGTTCTTGAGCAGGGCCATGTTCTCGGCCACGGGGTCCTTGGGTTTCTGGTCTTCTTCCAAGGGCACGAGCTTGTCTGCGTTCTTGATGCCCAGCACCTCAAGCATCTTGCGGTGCAACTGAGGCAGGTCATAAATGTCAGGTGCCATCTGGGCCATCTGAATGACCGCTTGGTACTGCACAACGCGCTGTGACATGGTCGCAGCATTGGGGTCGCTCACGGGGATGATGTCGACGTGGTTGTAGTCAGACTTCTTTGCGCGCGGTGTGCCGCTCTCCGGCTCGTAGTTGTACTCGTCGTCGCTGTAGTCGCGGATGATCTCAGCCAACAGCTGGAGCTCTTGCTTCAACGCGTAGTGCACGCGCGCCTGCACGGCTGTCATCACCTTGAGCTGACGCTCCAACAAAGCAAGGGTCGTGCCCACTGGGGCCTGACCACTCATGTCGGAGATGTTCATGTCCGCTGTGGAAGCGAAGCGACGGCCTTCCTCCACGATCTTGTCCATCAAGGCGGCCAGAACCGCTGAAGGCTCTTTGTATGGCAACGGCAAGATGTTGTCGCGCATCGCGCCAGAGCCGATGTCTACATCGCGCCACTCGCCCGGTGCAATTGGAGTGTCATCACCCTTGATGCGAAGTCCCCGTGACTTGAGACCGCCGGGCAAGTTAGACAGCGTTCCAGCGTCCACCAGCTGACGCATGATTGACGTCGCTGACTTGGCGTAGCCTCCGATGAGATGGAACAGACCGAAGCCATAGGCACCGAAACCAGGAATGTACTGGTAGTGCACGAAGTGTTGGCGCTTGAGGCGGAGCTCATCATCTTCCTTCCAGTTGCGGCGGATGGCCAGGATGGTACCGTCGGTTTTCAACATGGTCACGACGTACGGCAGCGCGATGCCCGTGGGTTCACCGTCTGCGTCTTTGTCCTCGTAGCCCTTCAAGTCCAAGTCCACGTGGCACTCGTAAATCTCGAAGCGCTCGTCGTTGGTGTCGTTGAAGCCAGTCTCTTTGTCCTTGGCCTTGCGGATGTCGTTGGTCTCTTTGGTTGGGTCAGGCAGCTCGACGTCCAAGTAGAAGCCGGCCTTCTGCAACTTGATGAGGTCGTTCTCGGTCTTGCGCATGCGGTGCGTGACGCGGTAGCACGACTGGATGTCCGACGTGCCGTAAGGCAAGATCATGTCCTCGGCTGGGATGAAGATCGAAGTCTGGCGATCAAGGCTTGGGTCAAAGTAGACCTTCTTGAACGCAGAGCCCGTGGCCGGCAGTGACCACAGCATGCGCTCGTGCTCAGGGCGGAACTCGACCATGGTCTCAGTCAACTGGTAGTTCATGTCCGTCTCGACACGGACCGCGGCTTCTTGCTTGGTCGGTGTCTCTTTGCCAAGAATCTTGGTGCGCACGGGACCCTGGGCTGGGAAGGTCTCGGTGATGGTCTCCGACTGGAAGCGCACCACAGCCTCTGTAATCATCGGGTGGAAGACGCCGCAGGCACCGTTCCAAGGCTCGGTGCGCTCCTCGTACTGGAGACCCAAGAGCTTTAAACCCTCGACGTACGCTTTCTCCCAGTCCTTGCGTGAGGCCAGGTCGTTGTCGATGTCACTGAGCAGGTCGCCAGACAGGCTCTCCAAGGCACTAGGCTCTACGTGCTCGGCGAGGTTCTCGTTGAAGTCTTCTTCGGTTTCTTCGCCGGGGATGATGTCGATCTCCATACCGTCGATGCCGATCTTTACTTCCTCGGGGTCAACGATTTCAATCTCAATCGGCTCCTCGTCCTGCGCGAGTTCTTCGAGACCTTGAGGCTGTTGGAACAGCGCCTTGTCGATATTGGTGGCCATGTGTTAAATCTTTCCTAGTAATACGCGTGCGATTTGCGTTTGAAGAATGTCGGTTCGTCACGCTCGTCGGAGTCCAACGGAATGAAACCACCTTGCCTGAAACGCAGCAGAGCCTGGCTGGTCGTGTCCACGTAGTCATCGTGCTCGCCGTTCGGAAACGACGCAACTTCTTCGATGACCTCGCGCGCCCAGCGTGTGTCGGGTGCCCAGACTTTACCTGAGTGAAACAAGTCGGCCACTGCGTTCATACGCACGATCTTATCGTTTCCGCGGCTCGGTGTAAATTCTTGGACGAAGATGCCCATGTTGCGCAACTCTTGGATGAGGGGCGCGCCGGCGGCTTTCTTCTCGATCACGAACGCATCTGGCTCCCACTCGCGGTAGTGTTTCAGCGCCACGGCCTTGAGCTCCGGGAACTCCATGCGGTCCTTGAACGCGTCCAGCAAGATGAGCTGGGGCATGTGGTTCTCTTCCTCGTTGTAGAAGACGCCCCACGTGGTGCACGCAGAATAGTCCGACCGGGTCTTGGCTTCGAACGCCGTGTCCCATGACTGGATGACGTAGTCGCAGTTCGGCGGCGTGTCGCTCTCCCAGATGCGCCAGCTCTTTCTCGACACGATCGCGGCCGAGTCCGATGTGGGCTGCTGCATGTACTGGGCGTTCCAGTACTGTGGGTCCAGCGAAGCCTTCGTCGACTTCAATGACGCCAGCGGCCACTGCTCCGGCCACAGCGATTTCTCGTTCTCGGTGTCCTCGTTCAGAATCGCCGGCAGCTCCACGATCTCCCATGGAATCGCGTTCGGGTTCTTCATCTGGTAGTCGATCAGCCGGCCGGTCAGGTCCAGCAGACTCCACCGCGTCATGATGACTATGATCGCGCCGCCCGGCATCAAACGCTGCAAGGGGCCAGTCTGGAACCACGACCACGCCGTGTCGAACGCCAGGCGCGAGTTTGTTTTCACGTCCTGTTCGGAGTGTGGGTCGTCAATTACGAATAAATCTGCGCCGCGACCCGCAAGAGCGCCACCCACACCAGCAGCGTAATACTGGCCACCAGCAGAGGTGGACCATTTTCCAGCAGCCTTTTGGTCAGCCGCCACCTGCGTATTCGGGAAGACTTCACGGTACTCCTCTGAGTCGAGCAAATTTCGGATGCGCCGGCCGAAGTCTTCGGACAGGCCCGCGGTGTGCGTGCCCATGATGATCTTCTTGTTAGGGTTATTACCTAGGAAGTACGCTGGGAACAGGTAGGATGAAAATTCCGACTTACCCATACGCGGCGCGATGTTGATGATGACGCGCTTCTTCTTGCCGTCGATCACGTCCTGGAAAATCTTGGCCAGCTTCCGGTGGTGTGGCCCGACCTTGAATCCCGGGTAGACCGCGTTGGCAAACCCGAGCATGTTCCCTTGGGCGGCCGCTAGGCTGGCGCGCTTCTCGCGCACCTCCAACATGTCGAACAGCTCCATCTTGTCTTGGAGCGACATTGTCGGCAACGCCTTTTGGAGAGCGATCAGCTCATCCTTGCTCAGCGTGGTCAGGGCGTCCAGGTTCACTCGTCGTCCGTTTCGGGAGTTGGCAGGATGGTGGGGGCTTCGGCCGGGGTGTCTTCTGACACGTCCCTTACGTCGACCACGTCGACGACCTTCATGAACTTGTTGAGCTTCTCTTTGATCTTGGCTTCCAGCTCGTGGTCGCTCATCTCAGCCTTCTTGACCTCGACGCGTTCCGTGAACAGTGCCACTTCCGTGACCTTGCCCAGCATCTCAAGTGCTTTGAGTCGAATCTTGGCGTCGGGGTGTTTGGTCTCTTCGAAGATTTGCGCCACGGCGTAGCCGCGGAGCTCTTTGGCCTGCTCCACGAACTCCCAGTCGTAGGCTGCCAGCATGCCGGTGATGTGTCGTACCGCCTCGGGTGTCTTCAGGGTTGTGAGCGCTTTACGCTGTGTGCCCTCGTCCGAGTCAGTAATCATGGCCGTGAACGCGGCCCGGGCCAACTTCTGTGTGGCCTCTGCGTGGGCGTCCTCATCGGGAGGCGCGCCGATCTCTTCCAGCCAATCAGCTGTAGCCACCTGTGCGTCAAGCACGGTAGCTGGCCCCATCTCGTCGATGGGCTTGAAATTTCCGGACGGTGTGGGTTCCGGATTAAATTGCACCAAATCTTCAAACAAGCGAAGGCTCCTGTTGTCACCTCGATGGCTGGAGTGTACACTCATTTCCGGTAGTGCGGCAAGCAGTTGCCTGCATTGCTTCTCCTCTGGGGTAAAACCCATTCAGCCCCACCTTGCGTGGGGCTCTTTTTTGCCTTTCTGTTTCTTGGCAGGCAGCACCTCAGCGTCGTTAGATTAGGACGCGAGCCTTCGGCTTATGCAGGTTGTTGGTGACGGGGTGGGTTCAGGCTTACGAAGCTAGTCCATCCCAGCGGTTCCCTGTTACACCAGGTGGCCTCGCTCACCAACAAGAAAGAAGGCTGGCGTCCCTACAGACCCGGGGCGCCGATTCGAACAGCACCCCCACCGCAAACCAGCGAGGTCCTTGCGCTAGGTTGCGCAGCCAGCCTTCTTACTTGTTGGTGTTGATGCTCTGTATCCATCTCAGAGTCTCTCCGCAAGGGTTGGGATTTGGATTCATCAACGCCCTCAGTATAGCCGTTTGACAAAAACCCCAGGGAATTTTTATAAAATTTTGGGTGTAATACTTTTGGCTATAAATGGACAGGGTTTGACAAAAATGCTGAAAGTCGATGTGGAACAGTGTTCATGCGCCAAGCTGGTGGGGACGTCAAAAAGGGGATGTGGGGGGTAGGTGGGGTTCGGAATGGGGCAAAACCAGTGGTGTCAACCCCTTTTGAAAACGTGTTGTCATACAATAGAGGCATCGAGTAGGGATTGGCCTTGCTTGATACATAACCTTATAGGAAAACACATCATGACAATCACATCTAAACAAATCGCCGCTATCGCTACACAGTACGAAGCCTTCCTAACTGCGGGCATGTCATACGGTGACGCACTACGCAAAGCCGCCGAGCAACTCGGTGGGACACCATGTCCCACGCTACTAGAGGCACTGGCCAAGGTACACGCGACAAAGTACAAGTGCAACTACACATGGAACGCCACGGGCGGCGCGGTGTTCTATGACGGCGACGAATCAACCCGCGACACACGCAACGAGTCAGCACGTAAGTCTTGGGAGCGTAACGTCATGGCATGGTTCAAGGCACCGACCGAGCGTGCACGCGCTGAGCCAACTAAGCAACGTGTCAGCGCAGAAGAACGCGCCGCCTTCAAAGCCTTCTTGGCCGCATGTGGTGGTGACAAGAAACGTGCCGCCGCCGTGTTCAAAGCACTCAATGCGTAATGCGTGGGACACCGTGTCCCACCAACGTGTTTTACAAAACCTACGCAGAAGGGCGGGAGCGCCTCGCCTGACTGCTGTTCCATTCCGTGTCCATCACGCATTTATTCCCACAAACCTATTCTGGAGAAACCACCATGACTAAAACTCAATCCATCCTTGCCACGATCATCATGTGCCTACTGTTCGCTATGGGGCTCGACGGCGAAGGGCTACTACACAAAGCCGCCATGGCCGTGGGCGGGCTGATACTCGGCTGGCTTGTCATCTCAATCTTGGAGGGCGAAGCATGAAGACCGTCACCGCCGTGTTCTACCGCACGTGGGGTTCTTTCAACGTAAAACGCATCGACCTCTACTACGGCAACAAACCAGACCCCATCAAGTCCTTCGACGGGCACGACCTCGACGAGCTACGCGCCTTAGCCAAAGCATGGGCAATCATCAACGGCTTCACGCACATGAAGCAGGACAAAGCAAGGTGGACGCTATGAAACAACTACCCCTCACACTGCCCGTCGATGTGGCTTGGTATCGGGAGCGCTTGCGCGCCTTGCGTGAGGAGCACCGCCTCCTCGCTATCGCAGACCATCGACGCCGTGGGACACCATGTCCCACCAACTTGTTTTGGAGAAGTCATGGGCAGAGCATACCCACCTGAATCGGCGAAATACCCACTCGAAGTAACCACGTGGACAATGCGTGGGCCACCCGCAAACCCGCATGAACATTAGCGAACCCACACCCAGCACCCAGCACACCTATATATATATAAATAGATTTATTAAGATATATATATAAGTAGGGTCACGTGGGTATGGCCCCCCTTATCAGTAAATAGAAAAACCCGTTTTGGTTGTAGTGTTCTCGCTACGAAATAGGTCTTGTGGGTGTCCCCCCCTAAAAACGATGTATACTCGGTACCTCAAATAGCACCCCCCATAGTGTCCACCAAGGTACTTCGAGTGGGTATGCACAACCTGTCACGTGGGTATGCCACGGCAAAACATAAGGAGTTAGTATGACTATTGACGTGGAATCATTGCCTGCGGCGGCCATGTGCACCGTATGCAAAGCGATCAAACCCCTCGCTGAATTCAAAGCCAAAGCCACCAAAGCACAGTCGAAGGCTTGGGGCTTCGCGGGGAATGTCACCCTTGAGTACGAATCAAGCCGATGTAAACCATGCCAACCAAAGAAAAAACCACTGGAGAAGCTACGCCGTGACGAGCTACTGGCCAAGGCCAAATCAGGTGAGCTGTCTGACTTTATTGTTGATAGTGAGATAAAGAGACGTGAGGCAAGCCGTGCAAGCAAAGGGCGTGACGCAATCACGAAGCGTTGGGGGAAGGTTTTCCGTGAGTCATGGGACGAGATGCTCAAGCCGTTGTTGTCTGAGATCAAACTGGTGCGCCGTCAACTGACGCGGCATGAGAGCCGCTTGCTTGAGAGCCAATGCGGTGCCACGCTCATGTTCTTGCGAACATACCTCGATGTGCTGGTTGAGGTCGAGGCCCTCGCCAAGCTGGAACGCCTGAAAGAACAACGCCGCGCAGACAGCGCACGGTGGCAAATGTTCGTGTCGTTTGGTGACACGGCTACGCTTGGGACGATGTGGCGCAACCTGCCATACAAAGAACACATGAAGCTGCGACTGCCGACCCTTTGGACGACAGACCCTGCAAGATAAACCCGTGGGACTAGGTGTCCCACCAACTAGAAGGAGAGAGCAATGACAGAGAGCATGACCGTAGACATAGACGAGGTGGAGCTGTTCGAGTATCGGAACACGGTGTGCGCGGTGCGCACCATGAAGTCGAAGCACACGGGGGCCGAGCCGTGGTATCAGGGCGTAGCGTACATATCAAACACCAAGCACCAGTCGAACTGGTACACCAAGCGCGAAGACGCAGTAAAGATGGCCGAGGTGATGGTGCGACAAGCGAGGCACATATACAAATGACAAACCCAACAGATGACGACAGCTACCCGAGCGACTTGTTTGAGTACCGTGGTGTGGTGTGCCAACTGGTGTATCGCTACCCGTGGTACACAACAGGGACAGAAGAAGCCCAAAATCAGCGACAGTGGGGTGTGATGATCTACTGGCCCAATGGTGAGGTGCTCACGCTGGCACGAATACATGACGAGCCCGAGCAAGCCATTGCCGTGGCACACTTTCGCATCAACGAAGAACCCCGTGGGACACACTGTCCCACAACCGATGCCACTACGGATTAGTGGCAACTTGTTTAGGAGAACACATGACAAAGCAAATCAAAACACCAGAGCAACGTGCCAAGGCACTAGCCCAAGCCGAGGGCATCATGCAGTTGTTGGCCGCAACACTGCCGCTCATGGAGCCGAGTACGCAGGAGTTCGAGAAGGCGTGCAACCTGTACGCACAGGGCGTAATCATCAAAGCCGCGATTAGATCGCGGGAGGAGTCGATATGAGAACGAGTGCATTAACAGGAGCCGCACTTGACTGGGCGGTGGCTAAGGCTATCGGGGAATACAAACCCGTACCCGTGCCGAACTATTCAACCGACTGGGCGCAAGGTGGCCCGATTATTGAGCGTGAGAAGCTTTGCGTAGATGTTGGGCACGACGGAGTTTGGCTTGCTTGCATACGCCAGAACTATGGTGATCTTGGCGAGTATATGCATGCGGCAGGCGGCCCACTCATTGCAGCCATGCGCTGCTACGTTGCATCAAAGCTCGGCGATGAAGTCGAGATACCCGCAGAATTTTTAACCACAGGAGAGACAGCATGACAGTGACCGTATTTTTTGAACCGCCTAGCAAGGCGTGGGCTGAGCAAGTCGCTACGTTTGAGGACGAGGACGTGTACATGGCCTGCCTTCCAATGCTTGAGGCGCTGGCCGAACAGCGCGGATGCACAGTAACCGAATCACTAACCACAGGAGAATGACATGAGTTACACAGACTACAACGGTGACGACACCATCGACAGCCGCGAGCTGGCCGAGCTACTAACCGAGATGGCCACAGACAGGGCTGACCTTGTCGATGCCGTGGACGATGCCGATACCGAGGCAGACAAGGAGGCGGCGCAAGAAAACCTCGACGCGTGGGACGAGGAGCACGGCGAGGAGTACAAGGCACTCGAAGAATTCTGCAAAGAGGCGGAGAAGTACTGCGACGACTGGCACCATGGGGTGCAGTTGATTCTGGACGAGCACTGGACGGAGTACGCCGAGCAACTGACCGATGACATAGGCGCACTGCCTAGTGGTGTACCTGAGTGGGTCGTGATTGACTGGGAGGCGACAGCCGACAACCTCAGAGCTGACTACACGCCCGTTGAGTGGGGTGCCTACGTATATTGGGTTCGATAAACAAAGGAGAGAGCAATGACATACAAACTTTACCGACTACGCGCCTTCATCAATGGGATGTGGGAGTTCCGTTCGCACTACACCACGTGGTACGCAGACTGGGGCTTGATGCTGGCCTACGACCATGGCCGTGAGTGGGCACACCGATTAACTTTCAGGAGATACGAATGATCGCCGCCGCTTTGTGTTTAATGTTGATTGACTTTTTATTTTTGGAGGATTGATATGCCACGCGTAATAGAAAAACTTGTTTACAAGTATGACGAGCTGAGTGACAAGGCCAAGGAGAACGTGCACCAGTGGTACACCGAACACTGCATGAACCACGATTGGTATGAGTACACCATCGACGACCTCAAGTCACAGGCTACCGAGAAGGGTATGGACGTGGACGAGATTAACTTCTCAGGCTTCTACTCACAGGGCGACTTCGCTTCGTGGAATGGGTCGATACGCCTACTAGATTTTCTTGACGCACATCTCACACCTGAGCACACCGACTATGCACGCTACCTAATACTACGTGACCTAATCGACGACGACTGGGTACAGCATAGGGTGAGCGTGAGTAATCGACAGTACCGTGGCCATGTCACCACAGTAGAGGAACCCGAGGACTACACGTATCGCGCAGTAGACGAACCTGACGTACTAACGCATGGCATGTTCAAGGGTGTGAACGTCGAGCACATCGGGCGCGAGATCGACATAGATGACTTGCTCAGCTCACTGCATGATTGGATGCAGACCGAAGCGGGTGAGTATGCACGTCGCTGTTACAAGCAACTAGAGGAGGAGTACGAGTGGCTCGTCTCGCCTGAGCAGATCGCTGACGCGTGTAAGCATAACGAGTGGGAGTTTGACGAGGGTGGGCGAACCATCTGACTTCACTATCAACATCTTTCTGTGGGACACGGTGTCCCACGCAAACGGGGAGAGGCATGAACGCAAAAGAAACCAAAGACTGGTGGGTGCAATGCACCCCAACACTACTCACCATCGCTGGCATTGACCACGAGGTGTTCAACAACGGTCAGCACATTCGCATCGACTACAACGGATTGCGCTATGAAGCATGGCCTAGCACTGGCATGTGGGTGTTGCTTGAAGACCCGAAGAAACCCGCAACCAAAGCGAACATCGCATACCAGCAGTTTGGTATGCGCAAACTCATGAACAAACTAACCAAGGAGAAAACCGATGGGCTACCGCAGTGACGTGGCATACGCCATTCAATTCAAAGACGCAGACGAGCGTGCAACATTCAGAGATGTGATGCTGCACAAGAACGATCAGCACATAACGCAAGCAATAGAGGAGGTGAGTGACTATGTAGACAGATATATTGTGTTCAAGATCGACAGCGTGAAGTGGTATGACAGCTACGACGACGTGAAAGCACACCGACAGCTAAGAGAGCAGGCGTGTGAGTTGTTCGACGCAAGCTACCGCTTCATCGCTATCGGAGAAGACGGAGCCGAGACATACCACGCAGACGGCCCTAATGAGGACGACCTGTACGACATGATTACCGCAGTACACGAACTGCACACAACTTTTTAAACCCAAGGAGAAAACCATGTATAGCAACTCAGTTCAATCACTACCCACAATCGACAGCTACGAAGCCGCGCAAGCGTACTTCGCAAACAAGGCCAAGCCACCACGCTCTAAGCGTTGGTCAGATCATGAGCGCCCACTACGCAACACACGCTTGCATCACTACCGCATCGAGCACCACACACAAGCCGATGGTCAAGAGTGGTATGACGTGGTGTTGTATCGCACACCCATGGCACGCTACTACAAACCCGAGGGCTCACGTCGTCGCGTACTACTAAACGGTAGCAACACTAACTTGTCGAATCAGTTCCGCTGGTCAGTGCTCAGGTATGGCCGCCGCTTCAACACGCAGGCGATCTTCGAGGGTATGGAGTACACAGCCATCGTGCCAATACATACACGCAACACAATCACAGACAAGGGCGAGCAGTTCTGTGTTGATCTGTGGTTCGATGACTACTTGCTTGACGTTAAGGCTTCACAGCACACACGTCACTACACACGCAAGTCAAGCGCAGAGGACAAACAACAGCGCAAGGATGTGAAGCAAGCGGTGCAGGGCGTGCTGCTCATGGCGTGTATGAAGCTGCATGAGTATGAGCGTGACGCAATAATAAGTGAGAACTACGTGTATGCGTTCAGTAACGAGGCATCACCGTCAGTTGACGAACGCTTCGCTATGCAGTGTTTTGTCGATGGTGACTTCAATCAGGATGCACTCACCACATTCTTGGCATACACAGCGTCGAAGGCATACAACTCGCTGGCATCACACCGCGCTAGGAAAGAGGGCAAGCTCAGGGACGCACGGGATATGTTTACTTGGGTCAACTACCAGCGACAGCCTACTGGTGTCAAGCAAGCCACACCCTACGACTTAGAGCAACGTGTTACTGAGAAAGAATTGGAGGCACGTTTGTGGGACACCATCAAGCGCCACACCTCGCTGTTCAATCAGTCCGAAGCCGTCGAGCTACCTCAGTTCGCTGACGTGTTGCCCAAAAGCAACATCACTACCTATCCATGACGTGTTGTCAAACCTTTGACAACTCTGATATAATCAACACCGTGGCCACTGCGGTTCAGTGGCAAACAACTTTTAACTTTCTAGGAAATCATCATGCGTAACTTTCTCTCTTTCTCTCAAGTCACATCACTAGTCTCTGCTATCGGTGACAAGCGCACCGTCATCGTCGAGGGCGAGAACGGTATCGGTAAGACTGGCCTGTTCCATGCCATCAAGAAGATGCCGCAGTTTGCTAACCACATTGCCGTTGACCCAATCGACTGCACACAACTAAGCGATGGTTCTGTGTGGATGCCTGACCTCGACCGCGAGAACGGTGTGTCACGCGAGCTGCCTAACGAGCGCTTCGGTGTGACCAAGACCAATCAGCTAGGCGTCAATGGTTCCAAGCCTGTGTTGATCTTCTTGGACGAGATTGCTAAGGCTCCGCAGTTCATCAAGAACGTGCTGGCTCCGATCATCTATGAGCGCCGCGTTGGTAACTACCACTTGCCCGAGGGTAGCGTTGTGTTCTGCGCTACCAACCTTAGCACCGAGGGTCTGGGCGACAGCATCCAAGCCCACCTGCGTAACCGTCTGGTGTTCGTCAAGATGCGTAAGCCTTCGGCTGACGAGTGGATTAGCTGGGCGATCGACCGTGGCCTCAACGAGAAGGTCATCACCTTCGTGTCACAACATAGCAACGTGATGGATTCTTTCCTCGACTACGAGAAGGGTGGCAAGCACGAGGGCAAGAAGCAAGACAAGGACAACGGCTACATCTTCAACCCTCGCTCTATGCAGTTGGCCTACGCTTCACCTCGTTCATTGCACGCAGCGTCCGACATCATCACGGCATGTGACGGTATCGTTGACGACGACACGATGGAGACAGCGTTGGTCGGTGCAGTAGGCGAGGCGACAGCCGAGGCCATGGGTGCGTTCATTCGCTTCGGTCGTGACATTGCATCGTTCGAGTCAGTTGTTGCCGCACCTGATAAGGCGGCGCTGTCTGACAACCCTACGGCGCAGTTGTTGCAGGTGTACCAGTTCATCACACGTGTAGAGAAACGTGAGGAGGCAGAGGCTGTCGTCAAGTATGTGTTGCGTATGCGTACCGAGATGCAGTCACTGTTCTGCAATACGCTGGCCAACAGCCAACGCTTGTCTCTGTTCGTGACACTGACAGAGTTTGCCAAGATGCTGGCCGCGCATCGTGATCTGTTCAACACCAAGTAATCAACGGGGGCTTCGGCCCCCATCAAGGAGAACCTTATGAGCTTCGAGAAAATGACACTACACCGCCGCGTCGAGGCGGTCAACATCGACTGTATGCGCAACAAAGATTTCGCACTGCTGTCTGGCATCATCTGCATGGGTAAGTCTGACGTTAAGGACGAGATACCTACGGCTGGCACTGACGGCAAGAATAAATACTACGGCGCTGACTTCATCAAGGACATGACGCGCAAGCAACTGCGCTACCTCGTGTTGCATGAGAACTTCCACGTTGCACTCAAGCACTGCATTGCATACCGACCACTAGAAGATCGCTTCGGTGGCCCACTGTGCAACGTGGCCATGGACTACGTGGTGAACGGCTTGATCGAGGAGCTTGACCCTGCGCTCAACTTTGTTGACCGTCCCACTGCTGTGCCCCCATTGGTTGACCCCAAGTACAAGGGTATGTCGTTTCCGCAAGTGCTCAAGTCTTTAGTCGATGACATGAAGGCCAAGGGTCTTGACCCTGAGCAGATGAAGAAGGATGCTGACGCTATGCAGAAGGCATTGGAGGAGATGCTAGGCAAGTGTCTCGACGAGCACATGCACGGCGAGGGTGACGATGGCGACGAGCTGACCGAGCAAGAAGTCAACAAGCTATCCAAGGACATCGACGATGCCAACCATCAAGGTGCCCTGCTTGCACAGAAGCTACGTGGCAATGGTGCTGGTGGTCGTGACATCTTCGAGCTGGCCGCTGAGCGTGCGACTAACTGGCAGGATGCACTGCGTGACTTCTTGTCGAGCGTGTGCCAAGGTGACGAGCAGTCACGCTTCTGCCCTCCCAACAAACGCTTGCTTGCGTCAGGTTTCATCATGCCCTCGCACTTCACTGAGACGATTGGTGAGATCGTGATTGCATGTGACACGTCTGGTTCTATGCACCCGTACTACTCGACCATCTTCGGTGAGATCGCACGTATCTGTAGCAGTGTGCGTCCCGAGGGTGTGCGTGTGTTGTGGTGGGACACATCCGTGTGCGGCGATCAGGAGTTCAAGCCTGACCAGTACGACCAGATCGCTACGCTCATGTCACCCAAGGGTGGCGGCGGCACTACCGTGTCGTGTGTTGCTAAGTACATTGCCAAGAAGAAGCTCACACCTAAGTGCGTGATCTATCTGACTGACGGCTACATCGAGAGCGACTACGAGGTGCCAAAGCTCCCCGTGTTGTTCGGCGTTGTAGATAACGATGACTTCGTACCGCACACTGGCAAGGTCGTGCGCATCAAGCCATGATCGAGATGGTTATTGATTGGGAGTGGGACGACCTATCGGCTGACGGTAGCGTTGACGGTGAGTCATGGTCGCGCCCTCCCTTCACAGTCGAGTATGACTTCAACCCGCACACCAGCATGTATGACGTGTACGTGTATTCCAACCGAGGCGTCTCTACAGAGTGGTGGAACGTGCGTGCATGGTACGTGCACCCCAAGGACAAGGAAGCCGTAGGCGAATCACTACTGGCGTTGTGTGAGCAACGCTATGCACAGGAGAATCCAAATGGATGACGTAGCAATAAACGAGTTCAGTAGCGTTGAGCATTGGCAGCCGCCGTTCACAATAATCATCACGAGGGCAGGCGTGCGCGTACAGGACAAGAACCAAACTGTCGCGCAGTTGATCGCACCCAAGTGGTACAGCGCAGATCAGAAGGCACGTATTGGCCACACGTTCGCCACCATGCTTGAGCTACGCCACGCTAACTGGGAGGCATCGCTGTGATTACTACGCTTGAATGGAGGCAGAACCAAGTCGCATGGGCGAACAGCGTTATGGGCACCATCTCGGTCATCAACCCAAACGTGAATCATTACATCCTTGTATCAGGCCCCTACGTGCTGGCTAGTTTTACAACTGACGGCACCGACGAAGCCGAGGACTTAGCCAATGCCAAGACCTTGTGCCGACTTCACTATCAACAATCTTTTTCGGGAGAAGCAAATGAAAAAACTGCGTGAGCTTTACGTGAGGTTTCGGTGGTGGCGTGAGACGCGTGGCATGTCTGCGCTTGGTCTTGAGCTGCGTGATGCACTGATGACAGACGCGTGGATTAAAGAGACCTACACACTCAAGCACGAGCGATCAGGTATTGAGTTGTGGATTGGTGAGTCCGCTAGATTTTGTAAGGTGTATCGCGTACCGCACGTGCACATGAAAGACGAGGACAAGGAGAACGCACTCAACAAGAAAGACCGCGAGGTAGTTCACAGGTGGATTAAACGACTGCTTGATAAAGTAGAAGCCACCAAGCCTGAGCAGATCATGAGCGTGTTGCTTGCATCAAGGTACAAAGATGACTGAGCCGCAGATCAACTGGTATTGGGAACCAACCATGATCGACCTAGATGAACGTGGTTTCTATTGGGTGCCAACAAGGATTGGGTCTCACGTGTGCGTGGTGAAATGCAAAGCCGCACGTATGCAAGCTCACTGGAATGTGTGTCGTGTCATGTTCGACCATCACGCACCCACAGAAACCATGCAACAAACAATGGACACATTGTTGGACGTGTGCCGTATGCGGTACGCTGACGAATTACTTAACCAAGGAGAAAGAAAATGACAGACCCAGTAACAAATGCACTAGCCGTGCAACTAGAGTATGGTGAAGACGAACTGAAAGAGCAGATCAACGAGCGCTTGAGATCAGTAGCGCGTAGCGTTGCAGACAACGTAGCGAGAGACGTAGCGTCGAAGCTGACCAAGCAGATGGTCGAGCAGTACATCATGCACGAAGCCGCCGAGCTGGTGCAGGAGACGGTTGCGCGTGAGTTGAAGACCATCATGGATGTGCAGATCAGATCAGCGCTTGCGGATTACACGAACAGGACAGACTACATACAGAGACACCGTACCGACATACACAACCTCGCAAGAGAAGCGGCTCAGTCGATCAACAAAGATACCCTTCGTGCCTTCACAGGCTCAGCAATTTTTTAAGGAGAAACCAAATGACACCTACCTACAACATCTCTACCTGCGCGATGCTCGCCGAGTTCAACGCTTCTGTGTGGACAGCACGCAAGCTAGACAAGGGAGCCACTGACGAGATCGTGTCGTCAAAGAACGCACAAGCCAAAGACGCAGCGCGTGTGAACAAGTCACTACTAGCTGGCCGCAACGAGCTAGAGACAATTCAATCTATGGTCAATCGTGCACGCACCTATGTGTATGACAACACGTTGCCATGGTCTGACTCTGGCTTGCGCTTGTTGCCGACCACCAACTTCATGGCCTTCGCTGAGCGCATGTCGCAGTTCGAGGAGGAGTTCGAGCGCCTAGTCGCTGAGTTCTTGAACATCTACCCCACACTAATCACGGCTCAGGCTATGGCGTTGGGTGACATGTTCAAGCGCGACGAGTACCCCACGGCCAACGAGATCGCACGCAAGTTCTCTTTCCGTCTCAACTACATGCCCGTGCCTACTGCTGGTGACTTCCGTGTAGACGTGGGCAACGAAGCACAGGCCGAGTTGAAGGCCAAGCTAGAGGAGCTGGCCGCTGAGCGTGTCGATGCTGCCATGGCAGACATTCGCCGCCGTCTTGGTGAGCACTTGAAGCGCATGTCCGACCGACTGACGACCGACTACGTGGGTGGTGAAGCTAAGCAACGCCGATTCCATGACACGTTGGTGGTTGGTGCGATCGAGTTGTGTGACATGACCCGTGCGTTGAACGTGACGGGCGACAAAGAACTAGAGACAGCGCGCAGTGAACTGTCCGAGCTGCTGGTGGGCATCACACCGCAGGAGTTGCGCAAGAACGAAGCCGTCCGTCAGGACACCAAGAAGGCAGTCGATGCACTGCTGAGCAAGTTTAATTTTTAAGGAGAAGGTGATGAATATTGAAGCAACGAAACAAGCACTTGAAATTGCCGTTGATTACATGAATGAACGACTCGAAGACCATGATTGCAAGTATCAACGCCATCCTGCATCGGAAGCAGAGCGAATCAACATTCTTGCTGACATTGAAACTGTCATAGAAGCAATAGCCAAACTAAAGGAGAAGCCATGACAAAACTAGACAGCACAGGCACAGTCGCCGTAGATCACAACTACTTCTGGTTACCCATCGACACATGCCCACGCGGCGTGAAGGTTCAACTGTTGGGCGCAGGAGGCGTGGCCATGTACGGCACGTACAACGGCAAAGACAAGTTCTATACGCATTGGGCACCACTGCCCAAGTTGAAGAAGGAGAAGTGATATGTCAGTGAGAAGCGCCCTACCAAAACAATGGAGACACTGGCTCCGCTGTGCACACCTACGCTCCGCTTACAACTTCAAGTCTCGCTTCGGCGATGTGGTGTTGGCAGGCAGGGGTAGGAACTGGCGTGTGGTCGGCGTAGATGGTACAAAGTACAAGCTGCAAATGTCTGAGCCGTATGCTGACTTCGACCGCTGGGCTAACAGCATGGAGATGGAAATGCCTGTGCCTAGAACCCGCGACGCCTTCATCAACACAGTGAACAGCATGCTCGACATGTCGAGGGGAAAATATGGAAGCCCATGACATCTGGGTGAGTGACGCGCAGAAGATCGGCTTCAACCTTGGCACCATCTGGTTCAAGTTCAGTGCGTTGGATGCGAGCAAGGGGATGCGCACTATACAGGTGTCATACACGGGCGTCATGCCTCGTGACCCTGCGGAATTCCCTAACGGCAACGCCAAGAAGGTCTACGCTATCTGCTGCAAGTTCAAGGTCAAGGCAGATGAATACGACCGTGCCAAAGCCAACGAGCTGTGTGAGAACTTAGCGACTATGTTTGCCATCAAACACAACGTCTCATGGGAGATATGGCAACGTATTCGTGAGAACAAAAAGTTTGCTGACCATCTTGTACAACCGTACAGACCAGATGTAAAATCTTTGACAATCCATTTAGAAACAATCATGCAAGCCTATAAGGAGCAGTGGTGATGCACCAGAAACAAAACGTACCGTATGACACAGGCAAGGTGAAGATTGGTTTGCTATATCAACCACCGCCTGCACAAATGTCGGAAGACGAGGAGAAGATTCAAGCAGCTCTGCTTGGTATTCGTACACCGTTCACCGATGTAATCCGCGCCCTTGTGCGCTTCGGCTCAGCAACCGCTGTAATCGTAGCCATTGGGTATCTTTTCACACGATAGGAGAAAGCAATGCCAGACATGCAAACAGCGCTCAAAGAAGCGTTAAACGAATGGAGCGACTCAGCAGGTCGCCATCAAGTAGAGAAGCAACAACCAACCCCATTACCAGAGGCAACTCAAATGCAAACAGCCACACAAATAACACCAACTCCACGCGGTCGCGTTGCAACCCCCGAGAATGAAAGCGTACGCCGTGATCTTTTCAACCACATCAAAGGCAACCCTGAGAGTTCGTTGCAAGACCTAGTTGAGTGCGGGTACGAGCACGGCTCTGCCTCTACACACTTGAGCCTTCTGTATTTCAACGGCAAGCTGTCACGTAAGGCAGTGCAGGTGCAGCGTCCTATCTATGGTGGCCGCATTGCTACCCGTGATGTGTTTGTTTACTCTGCCGCTGTGAACGAGTACGACGATGTGCCTGCCATGTTGCCTAACAAGAAGGCCAAGAAGATTCGAGTGCACAAGAAGATCAAGCAGGGCGATGCCGCGCAACCAGCGCAGGGTATCGCAGCGTTGCCGACAGATACGGCAGAGATCAAACCAGCTCAAGGCATCCTACGTAGCGAGCGCATCCCTCGCCCTCCAATGCAGACGTTCGTCCCCCACCCTGAGTTGGCTGAGCTAATCAAGCCACCGCGCATCGCACTCACTGCGTCCTACGTCATCGACAACATCTCTCTGTCTGAGGCAGTCTTGCTTCACGCAGAGCTCAAGAAGATGTTGGGTTAATCATGGAGATACCCCGTCACCTACGTAAGCAGATCGACGCTTACTCCCGTGCGGGGTTCAACGTGATTGCCATTGAATTCAGGGCAGGCTCTCATGCCAAGCTAACCTTTGCAGAGTTTCCGGAGCCCCAATTCGTGACCAAGAACGCGGAAGAACCCCGCGCTTTGAAAAACAATATCGCACGGTACAAGCGCTTAGCCGCCGTGCACAAGGAGAAGAAATGAAACGACTATTTATTTTGAGTATTGCTGTTGCAACATCCGTTGCCTTTGCCAAGGGTGGTGGCCACGGAGGTGGCGGTGGTCATTCAAGTGGTGGCCACTCAAGTAGCGGCGCTCACGCAGCGCCAGCCAAAGCAGCGCCAGCCCCAACACCCAAGCCTGCACCTGTGTTCGTTGGTGGCGGCTCACGTGGTGGTAGCAGTGAAGACGAACGCAAGCGGGAGAAGAAATGAAACACACCGTCGAGAAATCTTTTCAGCTACTCATGCCATTCGTATTCGTCACCGCTACCATGTACTGCCTCGGCGCACTCGTTGCGGCAAGCTGGACGCTGTCTGACTGGACGGCAAACCTTCGTGGCCTCATAGCCATCTGGTCTTTGGTTGGCGGCTTCATGCTGTTGCTTCGTTTGGAGCAGACCCGTGATCGCTGACCAACCCCTCTCAATCTACGACCCCATCAAAGGATGCTTTGTTTTGAACAACCCAACACCACCCATCATCAACGCGTTTCATCCTGACTACGTGAAGACGTACATGCCCGACATACTCACAGCCATCAAGGTGGACGAGAAGCGTACAGCCGCAGGTGAGACGTTGAGCAAACACGTTACAGAGAAGCGCAAGACCAACCCACTGCACGGCTTCGTGCACGGTGTGTCGAAAGCAGCGAAGCCTTTGAAGGTAGACCTGACACCCCGCGAGTTCCACATCTACAACAAAGCAGGTGCCAACAATGTTGGCCCGAAAGGAAAGAAGAAATGACACCGCAAGAAATGCACGACGCCGCCAAGGACATCTTCAAAGAGCAGGCACAGAAGGCTTTTGATCTGGGCTGGAACACAGCGCTGATTACCGTGGCCTCGCAGATCGACACCATGAAGGCACTCGGCGACACAGCCACATCCTTCGCAGCTTTTGTAAGGGAGTTCAAACGTGACGACGCACAGTGAAGCAGGCAAGGGTGACGACATGCGCCCAACAAACCATGACGCATATAGCAACAACTACGATCTGATCTGGGGTAAGAAGGTAAAACGAAAGACGGCTGATGAAATCAACCAACAATTACAAGACGCCCTTGCAGAAGACGACGAGTTCGAGCGCATCCAGCGAGAGCAAGAGCAGCGCATGGGAAACGGTCAAGACGATGTACACCGTACAACGTAGCCAGGGTAGTTACCGCATGACCGAGGGACGCGCACTGCGTTGCAAAGTTTGCGGTGACGTGTTTGTAGATATACAAGAAGCGAAGGCACACAAACATGAAGTGCGTTAAATGTGGTGGCGAGGCATCCGTATTGGAGACACGCCCCTTACACGCTGATGTGGTCACACGTAGGACACGCAAGTGCACCGTATGTAACCACAAGTTCGGTACCTATGAAATAGACGAGGGTATATGGAAGTCAGTCAGGAAAGTAATACCAGCGCACGCCGATGCAATCGAGAAGAAAAAGATTCGCTTCGTACGAAACCAACACATCGCCAAGCTACTAAGGGCAGGCGAGAAGCACTCGTATGTGGCGAACAAGTTCGGCTTGAGCGACAGCATGATAAGTACGATAGCTGCCGAGATGGAAATCCCTTCGCGGCGCACTGGCCTTTTACGCGAGTGGAGGGCAAACGCCTCGAAGAAGCGCACAAAGCGCACAAGAACAAAACAACCCTTTCTGTAGGAGAAGCATTATGGTAGAGACAACGATTAAAGCAGACGACATTCAAGCAGGCGGTAGCCACTACAAGGACATGAGCGTACAGCCGTGGACTGTGATGGAGGCGTTGCTTACACGTGAGGAGTTCATCGGCTACCTCAAGGGCAACCTCATTAAGTACGGTATGCGTCAAGGTAAAAAGGACAGCCCAGACGCAGAGAAGTGGTTCCACTACAACATGAAACTCAAGGAGGTGCAGCGTGAGCAAAGCACAATGGAAACAACCCGCGCTTAAACAAGCGGAGAAGAAAGTCGCTGATCGTGAGCAAGCTATCCAAGAGGCGAAGTATTGGAAGCAGTGCTACGAGGAGCTGCGCGACAAGAACACCTTTCTCAGCACAGAGATATACGCGGCCAAGACTAAGGCAAACGAGCTGCGTGGTCGGGCTGGGGGTTACGACTTCTTGCGTAGCCACGGCGTTGTGCTTATGGGTGACGAACCTATTCACCTGCAAGGCGAGGACATGGACAAGTACATCGAGCGCCACACATGGAACAGCCTTGGCTCCAAGACAACAAACCGAGTGCTCCGTCAGATGATGGACGCAGGTGCGTTGGCTAGTGACCCAGCAGGTTTTAGGCCGCGTGGCAAGAGCATAGCGGGTATGGTGTTGGATGAAGCCGCAGACAACCTAGCAACACACATCGACGAGCACATTAAATTCAACATGAAAGGGAGATACAACATTGGCAGCAACACCGGAATCCAAAGTAAAGAAGCAGATCAGAAAGATACTGGACACCACACGGACATACTACGCTATGCCGATTGGTACGGGCTATGGGAGCAGCGGCGTTCCTGATTTCTTGGCTTGCAAGAACGGCCTGTTCATCGGCATCGAAGCGAAGGCAGGCAAGGGCAAGACAACAGCGCTGCAAGAAGACAACCTGCGGCGCATCCAAGAAAGCGGCGGCATATCGCTGGTCATCAATGAATCAAACGTGGCCGACTTGGCCACAGCAATCGAAACACTCGACACTTTAAGGAGCATGCAATGGACGGACGACGAACGATAGGCGAGACAAAAGAGGCGCTGGAGTTTATGGAGAAGATCGACAAGCTGAGCAAACAGCAGCGCGACCACCTGCGTGTGGTTGTGAAGGGCATCATCGAGTGCTACCTCCAAGAAGACTGGCGTGCAGTCATCATCGCTGGCCGAGACGGAGACGACAAGGCAGAGCTTATGACAATCAACTGCACAGAACTGGAAGCAGGCGTGCTCGTGTCGAAGCTCGGCATGGCGCTCATGGATTTGAACACGGTGGATGCGCCACCCAAGGAGATGATGAATTGAGCGCCCCATACAAAACCCTTTTAACAATCGACTTTGAAACTCGCTGGGACAGCTCGGGCTACACCCTTCGGAAGATGACAACAGAGGAGTACATTCGTGACCCACAATTCAAAGCCTTCGGTGCCTGCATCCATGAGTACGGAACAGACAAGATCACACAGTGGTACAGCCACGAGGAGCTCCCGCGCATCCTTTCAACTTACGATTGGAGCAGCACTGCTGTGCTTGCTCACAATGCTCAGTTTGACGTTTCCATTCTTGAGTGGATTTACGACGTTCATCCTTGCTTTATTTTCGATAGCCTTAGCATGGCACGTGCACGCAACATCTCAGAAGGTTTGCTTGTCGCAGGTAACAGCCTCGCCACCCTTGCAGAAAAGTACGGGCTCCCAGCGAAGGGCAAGGCCGTGCATACCACGGACGGCCTCACGGAACTCACGCCGCAGATTGAGAAAGAACTTGCAGACTACTGCATGCACGACGTGTATCTCTGCGAAGAAATATTCAAGCGTCTTGTTGTTGGCTACCCGTCTAAGGAACTCCGCCTTATCGACATGACCTTGAAGATGTTCACGAACCCTGTTCTTGAACTTGACAGCAACATGTTGGTGGATGCGCTCCACTCAGAAAAGGAATCACGTGAAGCCCTACTTAAAAAGCTCGGCGTGGAAGAAGCTGCGCTTGCGTCGAACAAAAACTTCGAGGCGATTCTTAAATCTCTTGGCGTTGTTGCGCCGACTAAGAAAAGCAAAACCACCGGCAAGCAGACTCTTGCGCTTGCAAAGACTGACGCGCACTTCCAAGCAATGCTCAACGGCGAAAATGAAGATGTCGCCCTACTTTGCGAGGCTCGCCTTAAAGTTAAGTCAACGACTGAGCGCACGCGAGCGCAGCGCTTTCTTGACATCTCCCGACGCGGCCCGTTACCTGTACCGCTCTCGTATTACGGCGCTCTCTCGGGGCGATGGACAGCGTCCAAGGGCAGTGCCATCAACATGCAGAACCTCAAGCGAGGTTCGTTCCTCCGTAAAGCAATTATGGCTCCCGTTGGGCACCAGCTTGTCGTGGGTGACTTATCGCAGATTGAACCGCGAGTGCTTGCGTGGCTGGCGGATTACCACGACATGTTGCGAATCTTCAAAGAAGGTGGTGACCCTTATGCGGCGTTCGGCGCTCAGATGTTCAACATACCCGGACTCAGTAAAGAATCTCACCCAGACCTACGGCAGTCTGCGAAAAGCGCGTTGCTTGGTTGCGGGTATGGCCTTGGTTGGGCATCGTTCTCAGCGCAACTCTTGGTGGGCTTCCTTGGAGCACCGCCTGTACGATACAAAAAAGACTTCGCCAAAGCGCTCGGCGTCACGTCGAAGTACATCGACAGCTTCTTGAACAACGAGGACAACATCAAGAAGATGGAGGAGATACCCCGCGTGTGCACAGACGAGGAGCTGCTGATTCACTGCGTAGCGGCCAAGGCGATCATCGACAAGTACCGTGCCACAGCGTACCCCGTTGTTGCTTTTTGGGACATGTGCGGTGAATTAATTCATCGAAGCCTTTACTTGGGCAACGAATTCAGTTATAAATGTATCACCTTCCGCAAAGAAGAGATTGTCCTACCGAACGGTATGAGCGTGTTCTACAAGAACCTACGCCAAGAAAAGGACGAGAAGGGTAGGCCGCAATGGGTTTATGGCCCCGACGCTACCAAGCTGTACGCAGGCAAGATCACGAACAACGTGGTGCAAGGTACAGCGCGGATTGTGATGACCGATGGGATGCTGCGTGTTAACAAACGCTATCCCGTAAAAGGCACCGTGCACGACGAATTGATTTCGGTTGTGCCAGATGCAGAAGTTGCTGACGCTAAGACTTGGGTCTTGGCGCAGATGACCATGGAGCCAAGCTACATGCAGGGCATCCCTCTGGACGCTGACGGTGGTGCGCACCGTAGGTATGGGTTAGCAAAAAACTAAGGAGAGAGCAATGCAGGTAACAGACTACGGTGTGTATATAGAAGAAGCGTTTGGTATGAAAGATGCAGAGGACTTCGTGTCCTTTGTAGATGAACACGGTGCGCACATCATGCTGAGTAAAGATATTGTCCGCGAGGCATACGAACTTTTAAAACAACTAGGAGAGAGCAATGCAACTACCAAAGAAAATTAAAGTCGGCAAGAAGTGGTACACGGTCACCAAGCGTCTTACGCACAAGATCAACGGCAAGCACGTGTGGGGTGGTATCAGTTATGCGGACGCTGACATTCGTGTTGGCACACACAACTCACTGGGTCGCCCACTGCCAGAGAAAGAAATTGACACAACCTTCTGGCATGAGTTGACTCACGCCATTCTCGAAGACATGGGCAGCAAGCTCGAAGCCAACGAGAAGTTTGTCGATGCGTTTTCAACAAGGCTCAGCAATGCCGTCCGCTCAGCAAAATTCTGAGTGGTACCGCCCCGACAAGACCGAAGTAGCGCCGCAAGATTTGCTGGCGCTCATGGAGATGGCGGGTGTGAAGATCACGATAGACACGCTGGGTACGGTGCACATGTACTTTGATGGCAACAACTACCGAGTACCACAAGACGAGGACGGCACATGGGAGAGAAACGCATACGAGATATGGCAGTGGGTTCAGAAGCGGGGGCCGTACGGCTGAGCAACGAGGACATGCTCAACTTGATGGGGATGGTGGGTAGAGTTAACTACAACGATCGCAGCAAGTTGTTCATGTTTTATGGCGACAACCCCCTGCGCTTCTTCGGCGACGAAACCATTGAGGGTTTGTTCGATAAATTTTTAAACGATCAGGAACATCACACGTATGAGTAAGAAACCAGCATGGAGCCACAGCTCCTTAAAAGACTTTGAGGGTTGCGCTCGTCGCTACCACGAGGTCAAGGTCTTGAAGAAGTACCCCTTCCAAGAGACGGACGCCACACGCTACGGCAACCAAGTGCATGAGAGCTTGGAGCTGTACATCCGTGACGGCAAGCCTATCCCTCCTGAGCATGCTCAGTTCAAGGATGTGGCCGACGCCATGATGCAGAAGGAAGGGCGCAAGCTCGCCGAGTATGAGATGGCGCTGGACGTGAACCTGAACCCCTGCGAGTGGAAGTCCCCCGACGTGTGGGTGCGCGGCATCGCTGACATCTTGATCGTGAATGATGACAACCTCACTGCGTGGGTAGGTGACTGGAAGACAGGCAACAACAAGTACCCAGACCGCGATCAGTTGGTGCTCATGTCGATCATGGTGTTCGCGCACTTCCCGCACATCCGCAAGGTCAACTCAGCGTTGCTGTTCATCGTCAAGAACGATATAGTCAAGATGCAGATGATGCGTGAGCAAGCAGACGCTGCGTGGTGGAAGTACCGTGAGCGCACAGCGCGGCTTGAAGCCAGCTTTGCCAACAACGTGTGGAACCCCAATCAAACCCCTCTATGCAAATGGTGCCAAGTCACCGGCTGCGAGTTCAACCCCAAGCACTAAGGAGCCATCATGGCAACACGCGACTACAAACAGGAATACAAAGACTTTCACGGCAAGCCAGATCAGATTGCCAAGCGCGGTGAGCGCGTCAAGGCACGACGCATCATGGAGAAAAGCGGTGCCGTGCACAAAGGCGATGGTAAAGATGTTGACCACATCAAACCACTCAAGAGCGGCGGCACGTCAGCGAAGTCGAACCTGCGTGTGCGTAGCGTGAAGGCCAATCGCGGAGACAAAAAGTGATTGCGGGTTTGCCGCCTGGCTCGTGGGTGACGACAACTTCACCCAACACTATGAACGTGCCGCTGACCATAAACAACACAGCGTCGCATCAAGGTGGCCCCTTCGGGGCTACTGCGAATCCACACAACTACACAAACAGCGTCGAGCTGAAAGAGAACGAAGCGTTCAACACCGACGTGCAAACGCTTAGTGATTTGTGGTTAGCGAAGTGGGGCAACGAGTGGGTTGACTTGAGCGACCTACAAGAAGACAAGTTCTGGACGGTTGCATGTGAGCGATTGAAACAGCTAGGCATGATCGAACAACACTACCTGACAGACCGCGCAATGCACGTGTGTCGCAGGCCAAAATAAATTTCAACAGGAGAAGCAAATGAGCGCACTTAACAACGCATGGAACAACGCAGCGCAACAAGCAGCGCAACAAGCATCAAATGGGTGGACAGACCCACGGGGTCTGTATGGCAACGCGATACAAGGTAGCCAATACAGACAAATGTCGCAACGTTCAGCGCCGCGCAAGCAGGACATGCCTGAGTCTTTGATTCAAGAGATGTCTGACCCAGATGCGCAGCGCTACTGGTATCAGTTAGACCCAGACGCGCAGTGGCGTTTGGTTGAGGAATACCAGAAGAAAGAGGAAATGGCGCGGCATGAAGCAATCGCTGACGCGTACGACCCCAACAATGACGAGGCGTATTCTGTTTCACTATCAACAGCAGTTGATCTGTGGAGGGTCAAGCACGGCGATGCGTGGGTAAAAGCTAAAAGTGTTTGGACCAACGGCGATTTTTACGGCGAGCTGCAACTGCGTCTTAGTCGAAACCACTGCTTCGAGCGTATGGAAAAACATAATCGTGAGTGGTTGCGTTTGAAGGAGAACGTGTGATGGCGCTCAGCATGGCCACCATGCGCAAACACCTGTTACCTCAACTCAACCAACTGTTCGACGTGGAATACAAAAAATACAGCTTTAGGAACGCTTCAGAAATGGCAAAAAACAAAGATTTACGTGCAACAGAATCAGAGGAACACAAACAGCTACGCCGTGCAGACACACAGGTGCTACGCGATCTTTGGACGGCAGCGTTCAATGGCGAGCCAGCATCAATGGACGAAGTCGCAAACATGAGCGGTACCGACCTGTGGGTTGTTGGCTCTGAGCTATACGAACGTAAAGAACTGCGCGAAGGAAACCGCCCTGAGTTCTCCGAAGAAGTTTACCTACTGAAACCCCATGCAAATAGTTGACGACAAAGCGCTTGTACTGCGCACAAGAAACCCTGACAAGTACAGCGTCATCCCCAAGAGCAAGGTGCTCGGCTTCAACGATGGAGCGTACGAAGTCGCCGTGTTCTGGGGCCTAGATGAAGCACGTGTGCTTCGCAACCTTGGGGTCAAGAATGTCCCCTCGCCCATCACGAGACGCTACGACTGGCCGGGCCGTTACAAGCCCATGGGCCACCAAGTAGAGACAGCCGCGTTCCTCACGATGTATCGTCGTGCGTTCGTGTTCAACGACCCCGGCACGGGCAAGACGCTCAGCGCATTGTGGGCAGCAGACTACTTGATGAAGCGTGGTGAAGTTCGCCGTGTCTTGATCTTGTGTCCGCTGTCAATCATGCACAGCGCGTGGATGGGCGACATCAACTCAAGCGTGATTCATCGCAGTGCGATCGTGGCCCACCATACGCAAGCTGCACGGCGCATCGAGATGATTCAGCAGGACTACGAGTTGGTCATCACCAACTACGACGGTTTGAACTTGATTGCCAGCGAGATCATTCGTGATGGCCGTTTTGATCTGGTCATCGTGGACGAAGCGAACGCATACAAGAACCCATCAACAAATCGTTGGAAGGCGCTCAACTCAATCCTGACACCTGAGACGTACTTGTGGATGATGACGGGCACACCTGCATCGCAGTCGCCAGTGGATGCGTATGGCTTGGCCAAGTTGGTGAACCCAACAGGCGTGCCCAAGTTCTTTACTGCGTGGCGCGACAAGGTGATGAACAAGATCACGATGTTCAAGTGGGCAGCGAAGCCCGACGCAACCACGACTGTCTTCGCCGCGCTACAACCCGCTATTAGGTTTTCTAAGTCGCAGTGCTTGGACTTGCCGCCCGTCATCACCGTGACGCGTGAGGTGCCCATGACACCGCAGCAAAACAAGTACTACAAGCTGTTGAAAGAGCAGTTGCTGGTGTCTGCCGCAGGCGAGACGATCACCGCAGTGAACGCTGGTGTTGCTGTAAACAAGTTGCTGCAAATCTCTTGTGGCGCTGCGTACACAGACGACAAGGAGATTGTTGAGTTCGACGCTGGCCCACGACTGGCTGTGCTTGAGGAAATCTTGGAGGAGACGAGCCGCAAGGTCATCATCTTCGCTATGTTCCGCAGCAGCATCGACACCATCGTGAACTACCTGACGAAGAAGGGCTACGGCGTAGACCAGATTCACGGCGACGTGAGCGCCAGCAAGCGTGGGCGCATCATCAATGACTTCCAAACAACACCAACCATTCGTGTGTTGGTCATGCAACCACAAGCTACTGCGCACGGCATCACGCTGACAGCAGCAGACACGGTTGTGTTCTTTGGCCCACTCATGAGCGTCGAGCAGTACATCCAGTGCATAGCACGAGCCGACCGTAAAGGTCAAGACTCAGACAAAGTCACTGTGCACCACATCGAGTCAAGCCCTATCGAAAAGAAGTTGTTCAAAGCTATGAGTACCAAAGTGAACGACAACGGATTGCTTGTAGGCTTATTCGATAGCGAAGTAAAAAATATTTAAAGGAGGTAGTTGTCAAACGAAAAATTCGTGTACCATTGTCAAACACTAGACACATAACAGGAGAAGCAAATGACCGCTCTAGATGACGAGGACGTAGCGCCTCAACAAGAAACTACCGATGACGACATGTCGGTAATCCCCATGGACAAGCTGGCTAACGTGTATCGCAAGATGCAGGCGAAGATTCAGCAGTTGACCACCGAGTACGAAACTCAGGTCGAGAACATCAAGGCACAGCAAGAGGCTGTGAAGAACGCTCTCAAAGACCAGATGCTCGTGCTAGGCGTGTCTTCCGTCCGCACAGACAAAGGAACTGTGGTGCTCAGCACCAAGACTCGTTACAACACAACTGACTGGGATTCGTTCAAGTCGTTCGTGATGGAGAACGATGCTCTTGATTTGTTTGAGAAGCGCATCGCGCAGACCAACATGAAGCAGTTCCTTGACGAGCATCCAGGTGTCGTACCGCCCGGACTTAACTCGATGACAGAGTACGCAATCTCAGTAAGGAAACCAACCAAATGACGAAGAAGCAAACAGAGCACGTCGCAGTGAACGAAGCGCTTACACAAGTGCCTGAAAGCGACGCAACCGTTGACCGCTGGACTCGTTCAGATGTGCTTGAGAAAGCCATCGTGTTCCACAAGAACAACGGCGGTATGCACCAAGCCAACCACATAGTCGCGACAGCGCAAGTATTTTTAGATTTCATCACAGGAGAAAACAAATGAGCAACGTAGCTTTATTCAACGGCGCAGCCGTCCCCGCATTTGCCAAGAAGGCAGAACTGTCCGCAATCGCTAAGGCCCTGTCGGGTGGTGGCGTTGGTGGTGGCAAGCGTATCTCCATCAAAGGCGGCGTGTTCCGTCTGGTGGACTCTGGCAAAGAAGTTGCTGCAATCGAAGAACGCTACCTCGACGTGGTGATCGTGAACGCAGCACCTAAAGTCAGCCGCGTGTTTTACGCAAAGACCTATGATGCCAACGCAGTGGCCGCACCTGACTGCTGGTCGCCCGATGGTGAGAAGCCCAGCGCTGACTCCGAGAACAAGCAAGCCACCAACTGTGCCGAGTGCCCCAAGAACATCGCAGGTTCTGGCCAAGGTAACAGCCGCGCTTGCCGCTACCAGCAACGTCTTGCTGTAGTGTTGGCCAACGACGTGGACGGCGACGTGTTGCAGTTGGCATTGCCAGCAACATCTATCTTCGGCAAGGCAGTCGGCGACGATCGCCCATTGCAAGAGTATGCACGCTACTTGGCCGCACAGACCATCAACCCTGAGACTGTCGTGACTCGCATGAAGTTCGACACCAAGTCTGAGAGCCCCAAGTTGTTCTTCAAGCCTATGCGCTGGTTGAGCGACGACGAGTACGAGTCGGTTGAGAAACAAGCCAAGTCTGACGACGCCATCAAAGCGATCACCATGACCGTGGCCAAGATGGACAACGCAGCAACCGCTGCACCCGCACCATTGGGCGGCACTCCTCCTAAAGCAGCCAAGGCAGCACCAGCGCCAGAAGCTGAGGACGACGAGCCACCAGCACCAGCACCGAAGGCTAAGAAGCCCAAAGCCGCCGCAGCCCCTGCGGAGGACGAAGGCGAAGAGCCAGTCGTGCGCAAGGAAGAAGCCAAACCAACGGCTGTTCCAAGCAAGAAGTCTACATTGGCCGCAGCCGTGACCGATTGGGACGACGAGTAAGCAGAGTGAAGGCCCCCTGCGTTTCCATTAAACCGGAGCTACAGACCCTCGCAGGGGGTCGTCCATTTTTAAATCAACAGGAGAAAGCAATGAAAAAAATCGTAATCACTACCGCCATCATCGCAGCAGCGCTGCTCACAGCATGCGGCCCACAGAACATCGACCAAGTCATGAAGGACGGCGGCAAAGTAGACAAGTCTGCGGCCTTCTCGTTCCAGACAGTCGAGGAGCAACGCGCACAAGGCCGTGCAAATGCTGGCGCATCTGCCGCCGATTACCAACGCCAGAACCCGCGCATCCAAGGCTGGGAAACCATCGTGAAGGCAGACACAACTCATTCTTCCACTTGCCCTCAAGGCGACGGTTGGGCTGAGGTTGTGTTTATGCGTTCTGAGCGTGCCGAAGGCAAGACGCAAAACCTGCAAATCGAAAAGGCCACTGTCATGTGCAGCACGGTTTCTTCGACACAAGGTTGTGTGATGGTGAACCCGACTGACAACTGGGCTAAACACCCCGGCAAAATGCAAGACGGCTCATGCGCTTCCACACGCGAAGTGCCGTTCCCATTGCCAAAGGCAGTAGGCGCTAAATGACTGCCGTGGGTATCTTCGCAGGACGTGGAGATGTTCTCGTTGCTATGGGGCTCGCGCTGATTATCGGCATCTGGGCGGGATGGCAAGCGAGACGCATCATCGAATGGGTGCGTTCTAGGACAACTAAATAAGGAGAGGGGCTTCGGCCCCTTCAACATGGCTTACTCACAACAAATCAAAGACACGGTCAAGAAAGCACCGAAGACGTTGGGCAACCAACTCGGGCGCTGGGCTGTGCACTTCGACATTCCTGTGGCACTGATTGCTCAGGCTACTGGCGCATCGCGTCAGACCGCCTACAACTGGTTCGCAGGTGGCGAGGTATTCGTGGCCTACCGCCCAGCGGTGGAGAACCTATTGAAAATCATGAGCGCATGCGGCTCGTCAACAGAAGCACGGAGAAAAATATGCAAGCAATTCGACCTGAACACCTGACCGACGAAGAAGTGCTGCGTCAGGTGTACCTGATGGGCAACGAGATGCTGCCTAAAGCGTGGGTCGAAGAACTGTGCCGCCGCTTGGCTAATGCCATCGACAACCCAGAAGAAGTGGAAGCTGAGTGCGAAGGCGAAGGCGAGTGCGGTCAATGGCACAACGGCTACGACGAAGGCTATGAGGACGGCAAAGGTGAAGCCGACAACGAGCAATACGAAAAAGGCTTCGCCGCTGGCGTTGCTGCTGCCAACCAATAACTGAGGGTTACTATGCAACCGCTTGACTTCCTAGCGGTGGTTCTGCCGACCCTTGAAAACGGGTATTACTGCGCGGCTGAATTCACGACAAAAAGAAAAGAGCACGTCTACGTCCAAAGCATCCAAGAGCTGAGCGACGTGGCCGAACGCTTCGTAGAGGAGAAAAGCGACGCGTTCTATGCGCTGTCAGCTTTCGAGGTATCGGGTAGCCGCACGGCGTCGAACGCTCGCGTCATCAAGTCTTTGTTCATGGACATCGACTGCGCCGAAGACGGCCCCAAAACCTACGGCTCGAAGAAGGAAGGCGCCAACGCGCTGGCCGACTTCTTGGAAACCACAGGCATAGGCTCACTGGGTGAGCCTTACATCATCAATTCCGGCGGTGGCATGCACATCTACTGGCCGCTGAGCCAGACCATCGACATCGACACTTGGAAACCTGTTGCTGAGAACTTGAAGCGTCTGGCCAAGCAGGAAGGCTTGAAGATCGACATGACCGTGACGGCTGACGCTGCCCGTGTTCTGCGCGTGCCCGGCACCAAGAACTTCAAACCCAAGTACCCCACGCCGCGCCCCGTGCGCATGGTGGTGGAAGGCGACATCTTCGAGCTGGACGACATTGCTGCCAAGATCAACGAGAAACTTGTTGGCCCAAGCTACGCAGCGTCAGCGGCAAAGTTCGATGCACTGCCCGGCCAGAAGCCCAACAAAGCCCCTAGTAAGTCTGGCGTAAAGCTCATGGAGAACAGCGCCACCAAGTTCGAGTTGATTCTGAACAAGACCAACGAAGGCACTGGGTGCGCACAGCTCAAGAACTACATCGAGAACGCCACCGAGGACGGCATGGAGCCAATCTGGCGCGGCCTGCTCTCGTGGACGCAGAAGTGCGAAGACGGCCCTGACCATGCGATCTGGCTCAGCAGCTTGCACCCCTATGACGACGCCCGTATGCACCAGAAGCTCGGCGAAATCAAAGGCCCGTACGCGTGCTTGAAGATGGACAGCGAGAACCCTGGCGTCTGCCAAAGCTGCCCACACTACGGCAAGATCACGAACCCGCTGGCCCTTGGCCGCGAGGTGATGACCGACAACGCACCCAAAGAAATCGTGGTGCCGAAACAACAAGTAGAAGTGCCAGCCGAAGAAGGCGAGGAGCTTGACCCAGAACTCTTGGCCGCGCAGCCCACCAGCTACACGGTCACACGCCCATCGCCCCCACGTGGATTCAGCTTCGGCAAGTTCGGCGGCGTGTACCGCACGGTCAAGGACAAGGTTGACGGCGAGGAGACGAGCAAGGAAGTACAGATCACGGCCTATGACTTGTTCGTGGTGGACATTTTGAAGCTCGAAGGTGAGCACACTGTGCACATGATGGCGCTGCGCCCAGAAGGCCCCGTGACCATCGACATGCTCCAGAAGTCAGTTGTGAGTAAGGACGAGACAGTGAAAGCACTGGCCGCCCACAACATCATTGCGTCCTATGGCCAAGGCAACGACAAACATTTATTCGACTACGTGCGTGCATGTGTCGAGGAGGCTTCATTGAACAAGCGTGCTATCTCGGTTCCGTTGCAGTTTGGCTGGCAGGAGAACGGCTCATTCGTGTACAGCAACCGCGTGTTCACACCTGACGGCAAAGAGTCAACCATACCCATGCCCGGCTTGGAGAACTTGAACCGCGTGACGGTGCAGAAGGGTTCGCTCAACGGCTGGCGTCAGTATTGGGACTTGATGATTACCAAGAAGATGAACACGATGCTGGCGCTGTGCGTTGACTCGTTCGGCTCTACCTTGATGAACTTCACGGACTACAACGGCTTCGTCTGGCACATCGGCTCAACCGAGTCAGGCACAGGTAAATCGCTCACGCTCAACGCTAAGTCTGGCGTGTGGGGACACCCAATTCATTACCGAACAGGTAAAGGAACTTCGCCCGTGGCGCTGCAACAACGCGCTGGCTTGCTCAACAGTTTGCCCCTGAGCATGGACGAGATGACGGCCAAGAGCCGCAACGACGTGGAGTGGGTGCCTGCCCTGATTTTCGACTTGTCTGAGGGCCAAGGTAAGGAGCGTATGGAGTCAGGCTCCAACAAAGAGCGCATCAACAACAGCCGCTGGTGCATGACGGCCACGATGACATCGAACACCCACTTGTTCGACTTGTTGACTGGCGCGCGCAAGCACAGCTCGTTCGGCGAGATGCTGCGTATGCTGGAGTGGACACCCAACAAACCCTTGCTGTTTACTGACGACGAGCGTGACATCATCAAGACCATGCGCGACAACTACGGCGTGGCGGGTGAAGCGTGGGTTCGCTGGTTGGTGAAGAACCAAGACACAGCCCGTGCCATGGTGAGCAAGGTGCACAAGAAGCTGAAAGTGGCCATGAACTTCTCGGACGACGAGCGTTACTGGCATGCGGCCTGCACCACCACGGTGGCGGCTTCGATTCTTCTCGGCAGTAAGTACGCTGACATCATCACGCTGCCCACCGAGGCCATAGTGGATGCGTTGCGCGAACTGGTTGAGCATGCTCGTGGCATCATTGGCCGTGCGCAGCGCAACGCTGAGGACGTGCTGAACGCCTACACCCGTGACAACTACGGCAGCTTCGTGGTCGTAAAGAAGCTCGACGGCGGATTCCAAGCGTTCCGTGGCGACAACGGTGAGGTGGACAAGTCGATGACGCGCAACAAGGTGCTGGGCCGCGTTGAGCATGACACCTTGAAGGATGGGTTCATCGAGTACTACATCGAGGAGCAACTGTTGAAGCAGCACTGCGTGGCCATGAGCTTCGGGTATTCTGACTTCAAGACGCAGCTCGAAGCGAAGTACCACGTGACCTACATCAAAAAGGACATGACCTCGCGCACGAACGGCCCCAACATGCGGGTCAACGTGATGCACATTAGCCGCCCAAAGGACACCATTGATGAAGATTCACTTCCCTTGGGAGAAGCTCCAGCCGCAGGAGAGCTTCTTCGTCCCGACGCTTGATGTTCACGGAGTCAGGGAGCGCGGCCTAAAAGCTGCGCTCCCATTCCGAATTCACACCCGCGCCACCATCGGGGTCAAGGACGGCCTCATTGGGGTTTTGTTTCAGCGGCGCGGTCGGAAGCCTGAGTCAACATCCGAGCCAACTTGATCTTCGCTTCGGCGATGCGTTTGAGCGCTTCGTCTTTCTGCGGTGTATCCATGTTGGCGCTGGCCTTGATCGCACGCTCTTGCTTCGCCAGCTCGCCGAGTCGCTTATACACGGCACCCGATGTGCTGGCCATGGCCAGTTCTGTCGAATACTGCTGAGCGAACGCACGGGCTTCGGCTTGTTTGCCTTGCTCGACCAAGCGTGTGAAGGTACCCTTGGCTTGCTTGATTTCCTCCATCTTGGCGTAGGCTTCATCCACAGGGCCACGACCTTCGATGGGTTGGAACAGCGAGCCGATGACGGGCATCTGGCTGACCTTGGTGGTTGGCTTGGCCACTTCTTTCTCAGGTGTGCTGGCCAGAACAGGGTTGGCGATCTGAGCCAACGCAACGCCCAAGCTGCCGAAGTAACCGCGAATCAGGTAATCCAACTTGACGGGGCTCAGGCCCACTTCGCCTGTGACGCTGCCGATCATCTTGCTCAGCTCAGACGTGTTGTCACGATAGCGCTCGGTGGGGAGCACCTGCTTGTCACGTGCCGACTCGATGTCGCCTGAGTAGAACGACTTGCCGAGGATGACTTCGGTTGCTGGCTTGATGGCTTGTGGCAGACCAAACGGGTTGGACTGAGCGAACAGCTTGCCGATACCGGCCATGGCGTTGCTGGCTTTTTCGTCGCCAACAGCCATGTTGTATATCGCCTCGGGCAGCGCCTTGAAGATGTAGCCCAATTCAAACGGCAGTGGCACGCGCATTGGTTCGTCGATGCCCGGGATGCTCAGGAAGAAGTTGCCGTAGCGTTCTTCGGGCTTGGCGTTCTTGTACGCTTCGTCGTCCTGCATGAGAGCGGCGTAGGCCACAGCGGCCACGGCCAACATGGTGCCGCGCTTCAACATTTTCTCGCGCACTTGGAGCTGCTTCTCGAACGGCATCTGGCCGGTGAACGCACGGTACAGCACGTCCAGACCTTGAATCTGCGCGTTGAAGAACGGAATGAGCGTAGACAACACCTGCATGCTGGGTGACAAGCCGCGACGTGAGAAGTTCATGGACTCCAGTGTGCGGGTCAGGGCCTGCATCTCGGTCATGCCTTGCTTGATCGCTTCGTTGTAGATCACCGCGCGGGTAGCCGAGTCGCCCTGCAAAGCGAAGGCGTCGAGCTTGGCCATGGCTTTTTCCCAGCCAGACTTGCCAGCAGAGATGTCGCGCAGGAACGTCTTCAGGTCTTTGGAGTCTCCGGTAAACACGTTGCTGCTAATCGCACCAGACTCCATGAGCTTTGTCTCCGCTGCGCTGCGGCCGCCCACCATCTTGCTAAGTTCTTTCAGTGAGCTGAGCACGGGCATTGAGTCCGTGCCGGTGGTGAGCCATGCAGACAACGGGTCACGAATGGTTTGACGTATAGCGTACGCTGGGTTGCGGGTCACGAACTGGCGCAGCCAGTCAGCTGGGTAGCCCATCAAACGCACGACGGCGGGGATGGTGGTGGCGATGCCCTCCATGGACTTGACCACGAGCTCAGCGGGGATGCCGAAGGCGTCTTTGTCAACGACCGCATACTTGGGTTCGCCATGCTCGAAGAAGCGCACGATGCTGGGGTCAGCAGGGCCTTTGCCGTCGCCGACGCGGCTCACGATGCCGACCTTCTTCAACGCGTACGCTGTATTCTTGGTCTTGATGTTGCGCAAGGCCATGTCGGTAATCATGGCGGTGTTCTGCATAGCGCTCTCGTAGAGCGGCATGACCTTCTCATCGCCACCCAACAACTCTTTGAGCTGTGGTTGGTTCTTGATGTTGCCGATGCGCAGGATGGACTCACCATCGACTACGAGCTCGACGTTGCCATCTTTCTCGCGATAGAACGGCACGTATGGCTTGGACTTCAACTCAGCGGCTTTGCCACGGCTGATCGCGCCGGACTGTGCCAAAAAGTCAATGAGGCCGTCGTTGTATGCCTTGTACTCTTTGGCCGCTGCCTCGAACGCTGTCTTGGCCTTGGGGTTGGCGGCCAGCTTATCCATAACTTCTTGGTAAGCGGCGCGAGCTTCCTTCTCGCTCTTGCCCAGCTTGCTCCAGCCCACAGCATTGGCACGTTGGCCGACGAGGTAGGAGGTCAGGTAGTCCTCAATGGTGGCTTCGTTGCCCAAACCAGACTTGCCGGCGAGCTCAGCGACCTTCATCAAGGTCGGGCCTTTCTTGGACTTGAACACGTACTCGGTGCCGCGTGGTGTCTTCTGTGACTCAAGCGACACGGGGCCGTTCGTCACGAACTGGCCGACGTATTGGCTACGCTGCTCGGTGAAGCGCAGGTAGTACATGGCTTGCTCGCCCTCCATGGAGGTGAGCATCTTCTTGTCCATGCCGGTACGGATGGCTGAGTCGATCGAAGCGTAGCTGTCAACGAACTGTTGACGTGCGCCCAAGCCAAAGAAGTTGGCCTTGATCTTGTCTTGCAGTGTGGAGGGCTTGGCGGTGACGCTGTGCTTGGCCGTGCTCTTGGCGCCGCTGCGGAACAGCAAGCCGCCGTTGGGGTCACGGTATGCGCCGGTGCTGCCTTCGTTGAACTGCTTGCGCGCGTCGCGCAGCAGCTTGTAGATGTCGCTCGTGCTGAGGTCGGCTGTGTTGGTGAGGCCCATGTCGCGGAACGCCTTGCGCAGTGCGCCGACGATCTCTTTCATGAAGCGCTTGGCCTTGGCCAAGAAGTCCTCAGTCACACGCTGTTCTTCGGTGTAGGCGATCATCTCGTTCAGGCCCACGAAGCGAGCGTTGAGGTCGTCAGCGCCGCCAGCCTTGGCTTCCGCGATTGCGTTGCGCACTTGGATACCAACGCCCAGGTCATCGGCGAGCTTGAGCAAACCACCTTGCTGGCCGTCGAGTGTCTTGAGCATGTCGATCAGGCCCTTGCGGCCGATCAAGCCCTGCACGCTGTAGTGGCCGATCAACTCGTGAGCGATGGTGGCTTCGAGGTCTTTCACATTGGCGTGGTGTGCGCCGATGACGACCACTGTGCCGTCCTTCAAGACCACACCCTTCTTGTCGAGCAAGTCCATGTGCTTTAAGCCTTGGGCCGCAGCTTCCATGAAGAATTCTTTGGGGGCATCGTCCAGCGACTCGGCGTAGACGAACTTGATGCCCTTGGGCAACTTCAAGCCGTCGATGGTCTTCTTGGCTTCTGCCAAGTCGATGCCCTGCGTGCGCGGCGCTGTGCGCCAGTTGCCTTCACCGTAGGTGCCGTCGTTCTCAGACTGGATGGCTTCGTAGGCGTCATTCAGCGACTCCATGTACTTGGCTTGCTTCTCGGAGGTGCGTGCCTTACTCTCTGGGGAGCCAGTAACAAAGCGCTCAGGTGCAGCGGACTGCTTGCGCATGACAGGTGACTTGTCACGCTTGGACTTGAGTTGCTGCTTGCCCGCGGACTGGTACGACTTCTTCAGCGTTTCAGTCTGCTCGGCCAACGCTTCTTTGTACTCCTCGGTCTTGGCACCCTCACGCTCGGCAATGTTGCGCAGGTCTGGGCGAGCCAAGTCGATGAACTCGCGGTACTCGTTTGAGTCCTTGGTGTGTTGGTCGGCAATCTTCTTGCCGCGCTGTGCCAGCTGCTTCTTGGCGCGAGCGTACACGTCTGTATCCATGCCGAGCATATAGGCCAAGTCACGCATGGTCTGCGTCTCAGACGCTTCTTTGGCCACGTTGCCTTCGTTGATGCGCTTGACTTCTTTGGCAGCCTTCGACACGACAGGCTTTGGCTGCGCATCCAACAGGTCCTTTTTCTTCTGACGCACGGACTCCACTTTCTCAAGTGGGGTAATTTTCACGACAGCGCTGTTCAAGTTCTTGTACAGCTTCTCAATGGCGTTGCGCTCCATCTCGATCTTGGCCAACACCTTTTCGTACTTGGCCAGTGCTGCGTCTTTGGTGCGCTGCAAGTTGCGCGGTGTCTTCTTTTCGAGGCCGGCAACAACCTGTGCAGGAGGCGCCAAGTTCACCAGTTGGTCAGCGACAGCAGCGATGGGGGACTCGGCTGGGCCGGTCTTCTTGTTGCCGCCTTGCAGCTCGTGGATGTAGTTGTAGATGTTGGCTTGCTCATACAGCTCGTCCAACCATGACTGCTTGGCGTTGCGCTGCTTCTTCTCAACGCGGTCTTTGTGCTGCTGAATCTTCTCCATGGTCGGCTTGAACATGGGGTGCTCGTACATGCGGGTGGACTGCACGCTGCGCGTGGTCTCACCTTTGAACGGGCCTTCGGTGATCTTGTCTTCGCCACCCAAACCAAAACGGTCTTCCAACAAACGCAGCACGCGCTCGTCTTCGACGCGACGCTTGCCTTGCTCGTCCAAATCACGAGGCACGTAGGGGCCGTTCTCAAAGTCACGGTTGGCCAACGTGGTCTTGACGAGGTTCTCTTTACCAAACAGCGCAAGGGTGTCCTTGTCTTTCTTGACCTTCTGAGCCACAGGCGCAGCTTCGATCTGGCCACGTGGGCCAACTTCTGTCTCGGCAAACGCTTGCTTGGCCGACTCGGCTTTGCTTTCTGGACCATAGAGACCGCGCTCGGCTTCGCCCTTCAACACTTCTGCGGCCTTTGTTTCGTCCACTTGTTCTTGAGCGCCGAACATACCGGGTGTCTCACCCTTTGGCGTCTCTGCAACCTGGCGCATCTGCAACTGCTGCTGGGTCTTCTCTTGGATGGCCGTCACGTTCTGGCGTGCTGCATCCAGCTTGGCGCTGAGTTTTGGAATCTGCCCCCACTCACCGAGATCGGCTGCTTTGGCCAATGCTTTCTGTGCGGCGGCCACTTGTTTGTTTGCTTGGGCAAGCTGCGCCTGTGCCTCTGTCTCCAGCTCGGCGGAAGGCTTTGTTGTGCCGCCCAACTGCTCGACGGTGGCCGTGAGCAACTGCATGTCGGTCTGAATCTTGTCGAACTGAGGCATCAACTCAGCGAGCTTGGCTGTGTCACCGGCAACGCCGGCTTCCTTGATCTGCTCTTGCAGCGCATCCATCTGAGGGACCAACGCAGCATGCTTGTTCATGAGGTCCATGACATCTGGCGTTGGCTGAGGTGCGATCTCAAAGCGAGGCTCAGCGTTGGGGCCTGCGATCTGCGGGGTGTAGCCGATCTGCAATGGCTCCTTGTTTGTTTCTTCCTCGGCTGCCGCAGCGGCGAGGTCTTTGGCGTCTTGCTCGGCAGCCAGTTGCTGCTGGGCTTCGCCCTTCTTTGAGAAGCGGCCGACTGCACCGATGGGTGCCAACAGGCCAACTTGGTACGCTGTCTCACCGTATTCTTTCAGAGCGTCTGGGCTGGTCAAGGACAGGCCGGCTTGCGCGCGCTCGAGCATCTGCTGGGCAATCTCAGTGGGGACTTCGGCCAAGGCGCCGACGGCCGTACCTTTTGCCAACGTCTTAAGGAGAGATTCTTCGGCCAGCTTGGCTGCACCCTTGTTGGCCAGGCCAGCGATTGGGATGCCTGTCAGCTTACTCACCAACTTGCCACCCAAAGGAATAAAGGTACCAGCGGCATCTAGCGCGGCTTGGGGGACTGCGGCCGCAGCGGCGGCACGGCGATCAATCGGTGCGCCTTCGGCCTGTTGACGCTCAATGTTGCCACCGAACTGCTGCAAGAGAGAAGGAGCCAACGCACCGGCCACACCACCAACAACTGTACCTGCTGGGCCAGCAAGTGAACCGGCCATGGCGCCAAGGCGCGCACCACCAATCGTGGCGGCCATGTTGGGTGCTTGTTCAGCGATTGCTTTGGGGACTTGGCCAAGCGCTTCGCGCGCGGCGGAAAGGATGCCGTTCTTGTCGTAGGCTTCACGGACTTTGTCGAAGCTGACTTCTTCGGCGTAGCGACTGTTGATGTCCTGGCCACGTTGTCGGCCTGCTTGAGCGGCTTCTTCCGGGTCCATGATGGCACCCAAGCCTGTTTGCATGCTGGAGAGTGTCGACTCCAACCCTTTACCGAACGCCCCTTTCAAACCACCTTGTTTGGGGAACAGGTCAGGAAACTTAATGCGTGCTTTCTGCATCGCTTCGTTTTCGGACATGCCTTCTGGAATACGTAAACGTGAACCGTCAGGGAGGGGCAGGTAGTTGGCCATAGTCAATCAGCAGTGAGTAACCCATTAAATGTGCAAACGCCCCAGCGGGTAAGACTGAGGCGCTGTGTGTGAATTCTCGCACAGAAGGTGCGTATCAATCAAGGTCGCGTGTGAGCGGTTCTTTTTCTGCTGCACCCATCGACAAGAAACGTGCAAGCAGTGGGTTGTCCATGGCCATAGCGCGTGTGCGCTGCAAGATCATGGCTTCTTTTTGCTCGGGTCGGAGCAGGCCGGACATGATGTCTTTGTCCACGGAGTCAGTCGCTTTGTTCTGAATCTTGGTGTACTCAGTCATCACCTTAGCGTCCATGCCGCCACGTGCCTTGGCCGCCTCACCCATGTCACGGTAATACTGACCTTGCTGAGCGATCTGCTGACGCTGCAACTCGGAGCTGGTGGCGAACTGCTTCTCTTGACGCGCTTGGTTGGCCAAGGCGTTCATGTTCTGGAAGTTGCCCTTGCGGCCTTGCATCTCGGCTTGGGCCAAGTGCATTTC